GTTGGGAGGAAATCGACGCCTTATTCCTTCGCATGAATCCCATTGAACGTGAGATGTGGGAGATTGCCGAAAACCTTTTCCGGGTCGATCTTTCGAAAGAACAGCGCGACGAACAAATCAGGCGGTACGTGGAACTGTTGAAGGCGAGGGAAGAACGGGAGCGGAAATTGTCGTCCAAAATGGACAACAATTCTAAGAAACCTATTGGCCGTCCGGAGTCGGTGATAACGAAGACCGCCAAGGACACCGGCCTTAGTCGGCAGACGGTAAGCCGCGCCCTCAACCCGCAACCCAAGCCCGTACCGCCAGCCCGCGATGCGCTCAACGACGTTGAGATTGTCGAGCGTCAAGTAGACGCCCTCATGCGGGCATGGAACGCGGCCGGGAAGGAAGCGCGGGAGGAATTTCTCGCCCGCATTGACCAGCCCGTTTTTGACAGGACAGCCGCCGCTTGAATCCCGACGCCTCCCGTAAGCCGACCGGGATGCGGGCGCCGTCATAAACATTACGGCATATGAAAGGACGTTCGTCGTTTGATGCGTTCTCGCGAAGCACCGATGGCCTCGATTCGCGTACCCGGTCAGCGCCCGGCCGGGAGCGTGACGCTATCCATCCCGTTACCCCCATCCGTGAATGCGATGTACCGAAACGTCTCAAGGGTCGGGCGGGTCAAGACGGGTGTCTACAAATCTTGGATCACTGCGGCGCTGCATCAGATAGCGACGCAACGCCCCGGTCAGGTTGCGGGTTGGGTGCGCCTGGATATGACGTTCGAGCGCAAGGACAACCGAAAGCGCGACGTGTCGAACCTGATTAAGGCGACGGAAGACTTGATCGTGTCGGCCGGAATTATAGCCGACGACTCGCGTGTTTGGGAAGTGACGGCGAGGTGGTCCGACGAGATCACCGGAGCGGTCGTGATTGTGGAGGCGGTGTGATGAACCTAGAGGACGCCCGCCGTGGCTTCAAGGCATACGGCCATCGGAACGATTACCTCGGGGAGATTTCCCGCCGCAACTACTACCTCGCCATGAAAGCCGACCTCGATAAGTGGTGCGATGAGAAAGCAGCGGAGAGGGAACGGCTACAGGACTTGGGGAGGGTGGCGTAATGGGGGCAATGAGTCGCGTTAATTCTAAACGCCGTCGCAAGATTCGTGAGCGCCTTTGCGAGGCTCAAAATCATCGCTGCTGTTACTGCGGTGAGGATATTCGCGAGGGGGCGACTATCGAGCACGTTAACCCATCGGCCCATGGCGGCAAATCGAATTGGGAGAACTTGGTCGCCGCGTGTAGGCCATGCAATGAGAGGCGCGACACAATGAACCCAACGAAATTTTACAAAAAGATAATCGCCGAGAGGGAACGCAGGCAGGATCAGGGGGTCGCGGCGTAATGCAGAGCGAATTTCTTTTTGGACGTGCGGCCAATGCTCCGGGCCGTGGGGGCGTCGTCTCAACAAAGGATGCGGAGGGCGTATGCGTTAAATGTCTGTCACCGGATGAAGCTGTGGACGGCTTTAAGGCGACGACGGCGGATACGCGCCCCGTCCGTCAAGACCTTCGCCGCGAAATCGCGAAGCTGTACGCATCCGAACGATACCACACCGCCGAGCAAATGGCGACGATCTTGGGCGTTACGAAGAACGTCATCCTCGGTCATGCCTTCCGCATGGGCCTTCGCAGACTCGCACCACGGAAGAATCAGCACGTCGTTCAACCCGACGAATCGACACGCCAGCCCGAGGGATGCCGCTACATCATCGGCGACCCGAAGGATAAGGACTGGCGGTACTGCCAAGCCGATCAGCAACAGGATTCCCCGTACTGCCCCGAGCATCACAAACGGTGCTATCTACCGGCGAAGGTGAAGGAGGAAGCCGCATGACCCCCGAGCAATCCGCCATCGGCATCGCTTACGGGATTGTCGCAGCAACCGCGATTGTCATCGGCATCTGTGCCCTGGCCGTCCTGACGATATGGGTGATTACGTGACCTACATCATCGCAAAGCAGAAGATCGACATGCCGGACGACATCCTATGGCCCCAGGTTGCCCAGGCATTAGCCGAAGACTGCAAAAAGCAGGGTGCCAAGGGGCCGATCTTCTTCGGATGGGCGGAGATCGACGGGGAACTGTACGCAATCGCACGGGGGAGCGCGGGATGATTGAGGAGCGATGGCTCAGAGCCAGTAGCAAGGATTGGGAGCAGTTGGTTGCTGAAGCAAAAAGGTATTACGCCGAAGCTGAAACTAACACGGATAAGCCATACGGACTCGGCAGCCCGGCACCACAAAAGTTAGGACCAAAAGAAGATGGCGCGAATTAGATCGACACACCCCGGCCAATGGTCGGATGAGGATTTCGTGGCCTGTTCCATGGCCGCACGGCTGCTCGCCATCGCTATCCGTAACGAGGCAGACGACCAGGGCATATTCGAATGGAAGCCGCTTTCCCTCAAGATGAAGCTGTTCCCCGCCGATCAGGTCGATATGGACGACATGCTTGCCGAACTGGTGGAGCACAAGCACGTCATTAAGTTCGATCACGACGGAAAGAGTTACGGAGCGGTTCGGAACTTCCGCAAGTATCAGCGCCCTAAGAAGCCCACCGCTATCTACCCGCTACCGAACGAGTTACGAACTTATGTAGGTTTAACTGATAACGGTTCGGAACCGGTTCCCCACCAAGACGTAACCGGTACGGAAAAACCTCCGCAGATGGAGGATGGAGGAGATAATAGGAAGGAAGAAGAACCCCCTGTAGTCCCCCTTGCGGGGGACACCACCAAGGTTTCGAGACGCAGGAAGCCAAGAACCGCCTTGCCCGAAGGTTGGGAGCCAAAGGCCGATCACCCGGTATTGGCCGCGAAGCATGGCTATTCCCCGACCGAGTACGACTGGATCGTGCAGAATTTCCGCGACGAATGCCAAGCCAAGGGGCTGGTTTACGCCGACCACGATCAGGCGTTTCGGAACTGGATAAAATCGGACATCACGGCCGAAAGGGTGGCAAAGCGGCGCAAGATCGACGGCCTGACGGCGCCGAAACCACCCGAGCAAATCGAACGCGAACGCGCGGAGACAGACGCGCACCAAGCCACGATCAAGCGCAGCGAGGAACAGGCAGCCGTCAAGGCGCTTGCGAGGCTTCAGGAGGCCGCGAGGATCGCCAAGGAGCGCACCCCGACGACACCACCACCCGACGAAGACCTAATCGCCAGCGCGCCCGATTGGGCACGGAGGACGGCGTGACGTGGCTATCCAGATTCATCGAATGGCTGATAGGAATGTTTGAGGATGACGAATAACCACCCCCTAGACGACGCAATACGCCAGCTTGTAGAAGCCCGGAATCGCCTTGGCTGGTCGCAGTTGGTGGCTGAGGAAAAGATCGGCTGTTCAGAAGGGTTATTGCCGAAATGGGAATCCGGCAAGCGCCGCCCTAGCTTAACGTGGCTGCTTATGTGGGCGCGGGCTTTGGGTTATGATGTGTTCTTGGATTCGTCCGTGGTATTGAACGGCGGGCAACCGGCCAACGACCTTCGAAACGCCTTAGCACTGCTGGAATCGGGTGGCGTATCGGTCGCGCTTAAACCCCGTCCCGTAAGTTTTCAAAAGTTACAGGACGGGGGGGCTAAGGCGGTAGAGAGTTTGCGGCGAACGGCCGAGGCGGCTGACCAACTCAACGCGATCCTTTCGCACGTCGCGGCGGTTTTTCGGAATGGATCGCCAAGTACCTGACGGCCAACGCGGTGGTTAGGGGTATCTTCGAAACGCCTTGGCAGTGCCGCAGAATATGGCGATAGGTTAGGCCAAGGTCGCGGCCAAGGGCCGATTTCCATTGCGGGCCATGCAGTGACCGGCCAAGCTGTTCTAGCTCAGCCGGGTGCATCGGTGACTTATCGAGCGTCATTGGGTCGCCTTGGCGATGATAGTGCGGGCGTAGGCTATGCCGCCGGTATCGCGTTGCATATACCCAGGGGGCAGTTCATCGGCCTTGGCGTCGAATTCGGCGACCACTTCTTTCAGCGCCGCCAACAGTTCCGGCGCGGCTGCGATCAAGCGGGCGTTGGCTTCCCCCTCCTCGCTATCCTCAACGCTGATGTAAGCCAGCGGACCGCCGGTGTGGAGGCTGTACTTTATTAACAGCCTGTTTTGCACCTCGTTGCGGGCTAGATTCCAAGGTCCGGGGCGGTGTTTCGTAGTCATGGCTTATTCCTCCTCTTGTTCGGGATCGTCCAGATCGGCGCTTGTTAAATGATCGACCAGACTTCGCGGCCGTGCGAGTCATATAACGCGACGTTGCCATGGTCGGAGATTTCAACGCGATAACCCGAGTCGCGAGCGTCTTCCAACGACTCCGCGTCAATAATAGGCCACCATCCATAATCCGCCCCGTCTCCTTCATTGGCGCCAAAGCTGGTGTATGGGGGGGAAAACGAGTCGAGTGCATCGAATAGTTCATCGATGAGCCGCATAGCATCCTCGGATTCCGGAGCGACACTGGCGGAGTCTTCGATCATCTGCGAAAACCTGGCGAAAGCCTCGGTTTTATCCGTCATGCCTTGCCAAATGTAATTTCGCATGGCATGGCTCAATTCAGCCGAAAACGAGTCGAGTAGGTCTTCTTCGCGCATGGTGCCATGTGAAACAGTGCCAATTGGCGCATACTTCTTAGTAGCCATTACCGTCTCTCCTTCGTTAAGATTGGCCAGGGTTGTTCCCTCGCCTTCAGTGATGGTGTTATGACATGTGGTCACACACTTGTCAATAAGGAAGATATGCCTTTATGTCACAAGGCCCGTTGCGCAGGGTTATAGTGTGCTGGAACGTTTGAAATATAAAACAAGCGCCTTCAATACCTTAAACCCCGTCCTGTGACAGTATGACAAGGCAATGCGCTAATAGCCTCGCGCGCCCGCGTTCAAGAGGCTTTATCCGAATCATGTCGAAACGCCCCAAGGATATGACCAACGAAGAGATTGCTGCGTTGCCGGTATTCGAGAGGATCGGCGCCCGTACAGAAATCGACCCAAAGACTGGGAAGAAGGTTGTCTATCCAGTCATTCGGCCCGCGTCCGTAACCAGCTTTGCCAAAGACGACATCATGTGGTGGACCGATGGTAGCGGCCAATCATGGTTTTTCCAGACAGATTGCGATGGTAATTGGCAGCGCGTGGCGTTGAACATCTAATGGCCAAGCTCCCAGCGACCCAGGACCAAACCAAGAAGCTGCGTCCAGTCAGCAAGAAGACACGAACCGCGATCGAAGCGCTCCTGACAGGCAGAGCCAGGACACAAGGCGAAGCGGCAGAGATAGCTGGCATGGATCGTACATCCCTGGTGCGTGCCCTCAAGAAGCCAAATGCAACAGCAACGATAAACGACATGATCCGCGAGCGCGTGGGAACGTATGGTTTCCTCATGGCATCAGCTACAGCCGAACGCCTTATGCAGCACGCAGAGAGCGAGTATGTACAAGCGGACATCGCGAAGACGATATTGGCGGTGAATGGGGTTAAACCCACGCAGGATCGGGCACAAAGCGCCGGTCAGGGCATATCACTCACCATCGTCATGCGCTCTCCGGACGACACGAAGACCATCGAACATGACGCATTTGCCATAACACCAGCACACGGCGATAACGTAAATGATTGATAACGCACACAGCCAAATAGCGATTTGCCATAATGACCATTATGCGACATAGGGGGTGGGGCATGAAATCGCACGATTCTCAGGCGAAGGGGGTGGGGTTAAAAATCGCGCGCCGGTCGTCTCCCGAGGGGTTTCCCTCACGACTTTCCCCTTCAGGTGCCTCTCCTGTTTTTTTTATTCCCTGTGGGGTACGGCATGGTTAGGCGGATTGTCTTTGATGCTGAGGCTCGTCGGCTTCGTGGTGCTGTAGCCGATGCCTTGGATGAGCGGGGGATTTCTGGTGGCGTTGTTTTCGATTTGACGCCGGACATGGTTTCTCGGGCGTCTGCGCGGTTCGATGAGGTTAGGGGGTCCACGAATTCCGCCCAGGCTGTACGGGCGATCTGGCGGGCCTTTGTGGGGTCTTCTTGATTTCGCTTTCGTACGCGCCGGATGGGGCCACGCTGGAGCGTTTTTTCCTGTCCCAGGCTCGGGTACGGTTGATCCAGGGTCCGCGCGGCTCGGGTAAGTCGAATCTGTGTTGCTACAATCTGCTGTCCGAGGCGTTGAAGCAGCCGAAGGGGTTCGATGGGGTCAGGCGTTCTCGGACGTATGTTGTCAGGCGGACGTTCGATGAATTGAAGCGGACGACGGTTAAGACGTGGCTGCAGAATTTTCCGGAGGATAAGTTTGGCAGGTTTATATGGTCGCGGCCGTTCGAACATCATATCCGGGTGGGGGACTTGGATTGGGAGGTTATTTTTCTATCTTTGGATGATCCGGCCGATTTACAGAAACTTAAGTCGGCTGAAATCTCGTCGGCGTGGGTTAACGAGTTTGCGGAGATTTCCCGGGACGTTCTGGACGACCTTGAGCCGTGCCTTGGGCGGTACCCCGACAAGAAGCTGATGGAGGGCGGGTGTAAGCGGCCCTTCCTGATCGCGGACACGAACCCGGGGTCGGAACTGCATTGGTTCTCGATCATGTCGGGTCAGTCTGCGATGCCGTCCGGTACGACCGAGGACCAGCGGCGGGTTTATACCAAGCCGCCTACCTGGGAAATCTTCATTCAGCCTCCGGGGATGTTCGAACAATTCGATTCCGAGGGCAAGGTTACGGGGTACGTGACCAATCCGAAGGCGGAGAACCTTAAATGGCTTCCGTCCGGGTATTACGAAAACATGGTCCACGGGAAACCCAGGTCGTGGGTAAGGCGTAATTGCTGCAATAAACCCGCCTCCGAGGAACCTGGGAGCCCCGTCTGGCCGGAATTCCAAGAGCATGTGCACATCGCGGCCAAGCCCCTTACGGCCCTTGAGGGCCATCCGATCATGTTCGCCTGCGACTTCGGCCGCACCCCTGCGGCTGTATTCGCGCAACGGGTGTTCGATAGATGGCGCATCCTGTCGGAACTCACCGCCCAGGACTGCGGGGCACGGGAATTTGCCCGCCGGGTCAAAAGGCATATGGCCGAGGAATACCCGGGGTTCAGTTACAAGGCCTGGGGCGATCCAGCGGGTGAACACTTGGCCGAGGCCGACGATATCTCCCCCATGTTGATGTTCCGTGCCGAGGGGGTGAGCATCGTTCCCGCCCCCACGAACGATCCCGTGGTGCGGGTAAACGCCGTTCGCGAGGTTCTTACGCGGATGACCGAGGGCGTTCCGCAATTCGTTCTCTCCCCGACGTGCGTATTCCTGAAAGCCGCCATGTCCGGGGGATATATGTTCCCCGAACGGAAGGGTGCGGAGGCCGCTTCTCCGTTAAAGAACCAACATTCCCACATTGCCGACGCCCTGCAATACCTTATGATCGGGGCCGGGGAGGGTAGGGCGCTTCTTACGAAGGGCGCCCCGCCGATGAAGGCCAGGGTGGCACCCAGGCCGAAGTCCGTTTTCCAACGCTACGCCCGCCGCAGATAACCCCGTCCTGTGCGGTTTCCGTCGTTTCTCGGCACGTTAGCCGGACGAAACGAAAGGAATCCGTATGGGTGGATTTTTCAGCGCACCGAAAGCCCCGGCGCCGCCCGACAACTCGGCGATCCTGAAGGCGCAACAGGAGGCGGAAGCCAAGGCGAAAGCCGAAGCCGACGCCCTGAAGGCTAAGCAGGAAGAGGAAGAGCGCGCCTTCCGCACGGGTCGAAGGGGGCGGCGTTCCCTTCTCGGTCCCGGCGGCGAAACCGGCTTCTCCTCGATCCTCGGGGGATAGGTGGCCGACTACACCGAAACTTCTTCCACCGACGACGCGGAACTGAAACCGTTTCTGCGCCGGTACAAGCGCGCCAAGGAACGCAGGGCCTTAAACGATTCCATCATCGACGAATGCTACGAATACTGCCTCCCCCTAAGGGAACGGCCGTATTCGTCCAAGGACGACGGCAAACCCGATCTCGACAGGCTGTACGATTCGACGGCTCCCCTGGCTTTGCAGGATTTGGCGAGCCAGATGTTGGACGACATCTGGCCGACGGATTCCCGCCCCTTCGAACTGACGGCTGGAAACGACGTTCCCGTTGGGGATCGGGATGAATTGAACCGGCGCCTTTCCGAGGTGACGGAAGACATCATCACCACAGTCAATAGTTCGAATTTCCGCAACGAAGCGCACGAAGCCCTGATGGATTGGGCCATCGGTACAGGGTGTCTGTTGGCGGACGAGGGGGATTCGTCCGAGCCCGTCCGGTTCCGCGCCTCTCCGTTGTCCGACAATTATTTCGACACCGGCCCCTACGGGGATATCGATTGCCTGTTCCGTCCGAAGAAGGTGAAGGCCGCGAGCCTTCCCGTCGTGTTCCCGAACGGAAAATTCTCCGAGGAAATCCAACGCTGCATCAAGGAATCCCCCGACAAGGATATCGAAGTCGTCGAGGGGGCGATGCGGGATTGGAACCAGAAGGGCTCCGAGGTCTGGATATCGTGCGCGTTCCTGGCGAAGGCCGAAGGAAACGGCGGGCAGAAAATACAGCATTCGACGGCGAAGGGCGAAGGATCGAAACCCTTCATCGATCATTCATTTACCCGCGTTCCCGGGGAGGTCATTGGGCGCGGCCCGGCGATGACCGCCCTTCCCGACGTGAAGACCGTGAACCTCGTCAAGCAATTCGTTCTGGAAAACGCCGACCTTGCTATTTCTGGTATTTGGCAGGCGGAAGACGACGGCATTCTGAACCTCGATACCGTCAGGATCGAACCGAGGACGATCATCCCGAAGGCTCCGGGGTCCGGAGGCATCACCCGGCTGGATATGGGAACCTCGGGGTTCGACGTGTCCTCGCTCGTGGTTTCGGAACTTCAACAGCAGATCAATAAGATTTTCTTCGCCAACGACCTCGGCCCCACGGACAAGACGCCCATGTCCGCGACCGAGGTATTGGAACGTGCCTCTATTCGGGCTCGCAGATTCGCCGGCCCCTACAACCGCGTCCTGACGGAATTGTTCGTCCCGACCATCAAGCGGGTCGCGTACATCCGCCAGAAGCAGGGCGCGATCAAACTACCCAAGATCGACGGCAAGTTCGTTAAGGTCCGCCCCTTGGCTCCAATCACCCGGGCCCAGGCACAAGACGACATCCTTCGCCACGTCCGCTTGGCCGAAGTCCTCAATCAAACGGTCGGCCCGCAACAGGCGGCGATCACGATTAACGCCGAGGAATTCTCGCGCTATCTCGCCCGCAAGTTCTCCGCCGATCCGAACGTCATCCGTTCAAAGATCGAATCCAAGCAAATACAGCAAGCCATCGCGGCCATGCAGGCCCTTGCGGCGGCCCAGGGGAACCCGCCGACCGCATGAACTACGAACTGAACCGCGACGGATACGTGTTTATCCGAAACGCCATCCCGATGGATTTGCTGACCGGCCTTTGGATTTACGCCCGCGATCTACTGAAAATCCATGCCGGGGCCAATCGCGCCGACATCCTGAAGGCGATGGAGGAATTGGAAGCGGCCGACAAGAAGGCCTTCTACCGCTTTTGCAAGGAACTTCCCGAAACGATCCCGGGTAGAAAGATTTCAGTGCTGCCAAAAATCCTGATGACGACGACGTGGGAAATCACCGGCCCGGCCTATACGGCGGATTGCTCCGTGTTCTTCAACAAGTCGGTGGTCGAACGGTTTCGGTACGACTGGCATTCCGAAGCGGATTACTTCGTCAACGGCAACGCGATCACCCTCTGGTTCCCCTGGCTGCATGAGGTGAACGAGGAAAACGGCACCATGGTCATGGCGAAGGGAAGCCACGCGAAGGAAATCCACGGTGTCAGGGAAGCCGTGCCGAACGGCCTGACACAGATGCGGATATCGGAATCGGACATCGAGGAATTCGAAAAGGTTCCCATCAACCTCCGCTTGGGCGATGCCTGCCTGTTTCTCAGGAAGACGGTCCATCGCATGGGCGAAAACAAATCGGGCCATTCCCGCAGTTCGATTGTCGTCCGGTACACGGATAACGAGGGCAAGTTCAACGACGGGTGGGTGAAATGACCGGCATTACCGAGCGCACCCGCGAGCGGATAGCCAACGTCGCCGGGCTCACCTTCGGCGCGGACGGGATCAAGCGCAAGGTCGATGACGAGGAAGAATTGAACCGATGGGCGGCGCAAACGTTCCGCGAGCCTGTGGCGCAGAAGTTCCTGGCGTACCTGAAGTCCATCACGATCAACAACCTTCAGGGCGCTGGGGTGAGTACGGAAGAACTACGGCACATCGAAGGCCAGCGTTATCTGGTCGCATTGATCGAACGGAGAATCGAGCATGGCAGACGCAGCACCGGCTGAAGCGGCCCCCACGGGGACAGCCGCCGAAGCGACCCCCAATGCCACATCGGCAAAACCCGATTGGGCGCCGGATAAGTTCTGGAATACCGACAAGAACGAAGTCGACGTCCAGACCATGGCTATGGCGTACCAAGACCTATCCGGTCGGTTTGCCAAGGGCAAGGAGGCGTTGAAACCGGAAATCGAGAAGGAGATTTTCGCCAACCGCCCGGAAAGCCCGGATGCGTACGAAATCGCCATGCCGAAGGAAGGGCCAATCTTCGAACGCCTGTCTAAAAGCAATCTCGTTCTGACGGACAAGGCCCCGGACAAGCCGGAAGACGGGAAATACTACTACGTTTTCGACAAGGCCGGGCCGGTCTGGAATCTCGGCAAGACGCTGGCGCACAAGGCCGGTCTGTCCAATGAACAGTTCATGGAAATCGCCGCGTCGTATGCCGAAGCGGAGTTGGGCAAGATCACCACGCAGCGGGAATCGTTTTCCAAGGAACTGGAAACCAACCGCAAAATCCTCGGCGACGACGCGGACAAACGCATTTCTTTCGTGGAGGGGAAGGTCGGCGCCCTTATCGGCGCGGATAAGGTCAAGGCTCTTGGGTTCAATGAAATGACGGCCCAAGAAATCCAGGCGTGGGAAGAAGTTCTGGAAAAAACCGGGCAATCCAAGTTCATGCCGGACGACGCCGGGAATACGGCTGGGCGTACCGATGTCGCCGCCCTCGAAGCCGAGGCGCAAACACTTATGGGCGCATGGGATTACTACCAGAATCCGCAGTCCCAGGAACGGGTGCGCGGCATCATGGAAGTCGTCGCTAGGCACAAGAAGAAAAAATGATCCGCGCCAGGGATCAGGGCGAGGCGACGGGCATTCTAGAACTCGTCGATAAGGCCGGGTGCTGCATCCTTCGGGATAGGGAAGGAAACGCCCGCCCCTTCCTGCCCAAGGAAATCCGGGGATACGACGGTCGGGACCGGAGCGAACTCTACAAGCTGGGGTTCGTTCCCGGGGCCTTGGTCCGCTTCGATCCAACGGGGAAGGGCGCGGAAAACGTGGTTGTTCTTAATCCCCACCCATCTCCCGAGGAAGTGGCGCAACACGCGCCCAGGCCCAGGAAGTTCATTATCTAACCCCGTCCTGTGTTTTTTCGGGCCGTGCGTGGCAAAAAAAACAATGGCAGTCACAACCGAACAAACCCCATCCGAGTTTATATCCGATCCTTGGGTGTCCTTGGCGATCAAGGAAATTCAGGAGCAGTACGGCGATGCTGTCGCCGTAAAGTCCAAGACGCTGCGAAAATTCGGCCGAACCGCCAATGCGTCGAGCGGAACCGTTACCGTTATGACTCTGCCCTCATCGGAGTCGCACGAAACCTTCCTTACGTCCAATAAGATTGATTATCTGGTTTCGTCCAGCACCGGGGACGCTGGGACATTAAGCGTTGAGGGCCACTATTACGACGCTGACAACAACCTAATTTTTGCCACGCAAAACATTACCCTGAACGGCCAAACTCCAGCTGCCCTTACAACCTCCCTTAGCCGTTGCTCGCGGATATATGTTGCGAATGGGACGTTTCAATCTCCCGCGTCCAATCTTGTGGGAAATATTTACGCCTATGCCTCAACCAGCGTAACGGTCACGGCTGGCGTCCCGCAAACGGCATCGGCCGTAAAGTGTATGGTTGCCGCTGGGCAAAATCAGTCTGAAAAGTGCGCCACTTCGTTTAGCTATCAAGATTACTGCATTATCACCAAGGTATACGCCGCAATTTCAAAAGGAAATACCAGCGTCAACGTAGACATAGACATGGAATATAGGGCGCAGGGCGGTGTGTGGCGCCCGCTTGGGTTTGAAATGTCCCTTAGAACCGCGGCCCAAAGCACGTATACCCAGGAGCTTGCTCCATACGCCATTGTTCCGCCCAATTCCGACCTTCGCATGGTTGCCACCGCCAGCGCCGACAACACCACGGTTTCCGGCCATTGGCAAAGCTTTCTGGCGATCAAGCAATCCTAACCACCCCCGTCC